TTAGCGCGTTTGTTATCAGAAACATTAGATACATTTCTTTTGTAGTGAACCATTTCAACTGGATAGTTTTTTGGCAATGTATCTAGATCTAATTGAAATGCACCCGTATTTTTTACTTTATAATTTTGTAAAAAATCATTACTAAAAGATTCGTCGTTTCCTATTCCTGCTGAAATATAACAGTCGTAGTCTCCAATATCGTTAGCTATTACGTATCCGCCATTATCCTTATTACCAAGTCTTATTTTTTTCGAAAATGAATATGTAGTTAAGTATTGTAAATGTTCAAAACTCATTTTTTATAAGAAAATATTAAAAAAAAAATAATTTAACTAAACAAAACGAGTTAAATGTTACATAAAAATAATTGTATTTAACTAAATAAAATTTCAGGCGATATTCTTATTTTGGCATCAGTTTGACTTATGGCCATTGCATGAAAACTCCGATGTTCACAGTCTTCATATTTTCCTTTTATATGCCCATAATCATGTAAGAGTATATTTGATCTAGATATTTCTGCGTGTTTTTTAATAAATTTGGCGGGTATGATATCTAATCTAAACTTTCCATCATAATAACTACTCAAAAATTTTTCAGTTCTATAAATTGAGAAACCGTTAAACGATGAAATACATCTCAATAACTTTCCTTGTGGAAGTTCATTCAGTTTTTTCATAACGTAATCTTGTATCAAATGATAATTATTAAATTCATTTTGTTTGAAATGATTATAACTAAAACAATAAGGGGATATAGACAACCCCCAAATATCATAATATTTTGGAGTTGTATTAAATGACAATGCATCCCAATCATTTCGGTTGAAATACTTTGGTAAAATACTTGTATTAATGTTTTTACAATTGACTTCATCAAAGTCCATCATAATGAAAAAAGGATATTGTTCTTTATTTTTTTTAATATATTTTAGACAAAAATTACGTGCGTATGCGATATTATGTGTTCTGTATTTTGATTTTAGTTTCTTGTTTATATACAATTTTAATCGTGGATTATTTTTTTTATAATCTAGTAACTTACTTAAACTATCATCATCTGACTTATCATAAAAAATACATATTTTATAATCTTTAAAAAGTTCACCTATTTTTTCAATATTTTCTAATACTTTGTCTAAATAGGGTCCGCAGTTTTTGACTGGTCCGCATATACAGCACTCTAGTTCATTCATAAAAACTAATTACCTATTATAGTAAGCTAATTATTAAAAATTAAAAATGAATACGAAAAACATGATAAATACAACACTATCATATTGAATGGATTAAAATGATTAAAATTATTTCAACTAGATTTAATGATGTTACATGGCAAGAAAATTTGGACTATAGAACAAAACATAATATAGAATGTATTTATGGCACACCATTAGAATTACATCAGTCTATTTGTTTAGATACAAACGTCTTTGTAGTAGAAATGAATAATTCTAAAAATAAAATTGAAGGTATTGGTCTTATACGAAATAAAACCCATGTGGATAAATATTATAAAATTTATCATGAAGGGAATTATAATCGTTACGTTTATAAAGGTAATTATTATTTGAACCGAGAAAAATTGTTGACGTTGGATGAAAATTTGGTAAGAATTTTTGATTATATTTTATTTAAAGAAAAAACACATTTAAAACGCGGTTCTGGGTTTACCAGTGTTCCAGAAAAATTACTTAACCATTCTATTTGCGATAATATTAATGTAAAAAGAAGATTGAGAGAATTATTTATAAATTATTTCACGATAATATTATAAAAACATATTTATAATAATTGTAATACTAGTATGACTTCTATAGATACAAATGTTTCAAATTATACATTATCAGAATTAATGGCTATTGCTGGTGTGAATGATTTGGACCCTACAAGTATAATGGATGCTACTTCACGTTATATAGAAAAATATAAAACTAGTAACCCAACCTTATCTACTTTTTTTAAGGGAATTCAAAGTCAGCTGTTACAATATTCTCAAGGTTTATACAATGAAGACGATAAAGGTGATGCAATTTTTCCATCAGGCGAAAAACAGGTGAATGATAGATATGAAAATGAATATTTAACACAAAAAGATAAAAATCAGACTGATAAAATAACGCAAAGGAAACAAAAAATAGGTGTTTTTGGCGATGATCAACATAATCCTATGACACGCGAGCAATTAGGTGTTAGTGATACTTATAATGTTCCGGTTAAACAAGACACTCTAAACCCAAACTTAAAAAATACTATTTCTCGTTTTGTTAATTTGGACAGTCAATTTAGACAGTTTAGTGGTATTAATAGTGCGTCAACTAATTATACATTGGATTTATCGGATACGTTGGTCAACGTTCTATCAATGAGACTGTATTCATATCAAATACCTTTTTCATGGTATTTAATTGATACAATTTATAATAATACATGTTTTTGGATTACAAACGGCAGTGACAACGTTACGATTACAATGCCATCTGGAAACTACACAGCAACACAATTTGTAACAACTCTGACAACTGCTTTTACAACAGCAGGCTTTACATTTCCGGCTCCTTTGACGCAACCTGTCACATACAATGAAAACACTGGAAAAATTACTCTTTCTTTGTATGGAGGTACGTATAAAGATCCTAATAAGGACCCAAAACATGATATAATCCCCGATTTCACTATAACAGAAACAACAATAATTACTTTTTTTGATTTTACTGCAACGCTGCAATGCAGTGTGAATTGCGTTAATAACAACAATTATTTTAATCAAACGCTAGGTTGGTTAATGGGATACAGAGTTCCATATGAAAAAGTCAGTCAGCTTGGAAATCAAGCGTCATCGGTACTTGACTTGATTGGAACTAAATATTTAATACTAGTGATAGATGACTACAACCAAAATCATGTAAATAACACTTTGGTTTCTATTACTGAATATAATAGCAATTTAAAAGTCCCAGATTATTATTCAAAGGATTTGCCGTCGACTTGTATCAGTGCAAATAGTGCAAATTTAACACAAATTGTAAGTCAAAGTAGTATAACTGACAATGGTCTATTAATTGCTGGTAAAAGTGCTGCTAATTATACCACAACACAAGTTGTTTTACCCAGTGCTCCTAGAACGTTGACTCAAGCTCAAATATATACCATTAACGAAATAAACAAAAATCAAAATACAACAAATTATCGCTCAAAAGCACCGACAAGTTCAGATATTTTAGCTATTATTCCAATAAAAACTTCAAATCTCTCTACAGGAAGTATATTAGTTGAATTTAGTGGGTCATTACAAGAAAATATTCGTACTTATTTTGGTCCAGTCAATATTGAACGTTTAGCTGTCAAACTATTAAATGATAAAGGACATGTAATAGATTTAAATGGAATAGACTGGGTAATTACTTTAATTTGTGACTGTTTGTATCAGTATTAAACTTATAAAAATATACATATATTGTATGTATGTAACACTAAAACAAATAGGCAGCTATGGACCGTTAATATTACTGTTGTTCTCTATTTTTTTATTACGAAATAAATCAAATTTACTGTTTTATTACATTTTATTTTTTGGAATAAGTGTCATATTAAATGTAGTGTTAAAAGGATTAATTCAACAACAAAGACCTTGTATTGATAGAGAGACATTTCAACTAATGATGAAAAACAAAGAACGTTATATTAAAAAAAATGGGGTTCCATATGATATTTTTGGTATGCCGTCTGGACACTCACAGTCTGTAGTATTTTCGACCATTTTTATTTATTTGTCTTTACGGGATTTTAACATACTTTTATTTTATATACTCATCAGTTTAATAACATTATTTCAAAGAGTAGTTAACAATCACCATACAATCTTACAAGTAGTATTAGGTTCTTTTGTTGGTATTGTATTAGGATACATCGGTTACAATATGGCAAGAATTAACATAGAAGGTAAAAAAACAACAAAAAAGGATGATTATGGTCCAATATAATAGTCTATATAATTTATTAAATATATATATTTAATAAATACAAATATGACATCTGTACCTACACACAATAACCCAAACAATACGATTGTGTTATTAGATGAGAAATTTAGAAATCTGCAAAACAATACTTGTAGCAGATACAAACGTGTTGTACCCAATCTTACGCCATTTATAAGTGGTCTCTCAAGTTACTCTACACAAGTTAATAATTATGCACTAATTTATGTGTATGGTGGAAATTTTTTTTCAAATGGTGCGACTACAGTTAATTTTGGAAATATTAAAAACTTAGCAATTAATTTTTTAAGCCAAAGTTCCTTTTTTTTTCAATTACCTGTTTCATCCGTTGCGGGTAATTATAATATAACCGTTGAGAATAATATATTTTTGAACGGGACCACTGTTGTATCCAATACTGGTAATGGTTTGTCACTTGTATCGAATACTGTTGTGTTTACTATCAAATCGTAGTGTATACCTTATTTAAGAGATTGTGCGTTTGGTGTAAATGAAACAGTATCTCCTTTTTTGATATTTAGTTCTTTACACATTCCACCTGGTATTTCTATGACAAGATTTCCGTTGCCTTTATACAATTTACACTCTTCATTTTGTTTACACGGAGGACAGTTGTGATATATTTTTGTTATTTTATCATTTTGAATAAAAATAATATCCAGTGATACTATACAATTTTTCATCCAGAAAGATGATGAACTTTGTTTCATTACAAAAAGAAGGGCTTCAAATTCTTCTGTAAATTCTTTTCCCATCATACCTTTCATGATTTCATGAGGCTTAGTTAAAACTTTCGTTTTTAAAACAACTTGGTTTATATGTGTGTTTTTATACATATACATAGTAATAATATTTTTATTTATCATGTATATAAATAAAAATATTATAGTAATGAAAAACTTTTATTTATGTGTCTTTATTTTATCATTTATAATACTTATTTTCTCTCTTTATACAACTTACAAAAGTCAAAAGGAAGGATATTCTTCCAATTCAACAAACACCACGATTATTTTATTAGGAGATAGTATTTTACAAAATAGTTCTTATGTTCCACGCGGAAAAGCAGTTGAAGATATAATAAGTAAAAAGTCAAATGGGACATGTCATTGCTATGCTAAGAACAATGCAAAAACATATGAAATACAAAATCAAGTCACTAGTATTCCTTTAGACTTAAACAATAGTCATACGACTATTTTTTTATCTGCTGGAGGAAATGACATATTGGATAAATATGTAGAACGCGCCAATCCAAATTTGAATGACCTTGACTATTTGAATACTATTTTTGGAGCATACAAAAATTTAGTAAAAACAATAAAGACCAAAATGAACCAGGCCAATCTAGTTCTTCTTGATGTCTATTATCCAAAAAGTACAAAATATTTGCCTTATACAAATATAATAAGTACATGGAACAAGAAAATATACGACTATGCAACCAAAAACAACATGGAAGTGCTTAGAGTAAGTGCTATTTTGACAAAACCCGAAGATTTCACCTTGGAAATCGAACCTTCGGAAACAGGAGGAGAGAAAATAGGTCAAAATATATTACGGTTTTAGTTAGTTAATCCTATAATACATCAAAAGTTGATAGCATTTTGTATAATTCCATTGTAAAGGAGTTCCATCAGAGTTATTACTACCTTCAAATTGCCATGTGAAATCATTAGAATTCAGTTTGTTTTTCCATTCTAAAGGAACCAAACGAGAGAAACTGATCCCATCATAACCATATTCTCTCTTTTCACAAGTAATCGTAGAACAAAAATGTTGTTTGGTAGTATCTCTCACTACAGAACTATCTAATTTGTATCGTGCATTATTAATCGTAAACGTCAGTGGTTTTTGATTGAATATCGCAGCGTCTTTTTCAAATATCTCCATAATGATAATATGTGGCAAATATTTCATAGTAGATATTTTTTGTGACACCTGTTTTTTCCAGTTAGCACCAGTTTCTCTAAAAAATAGTGTTTGTATGTCATTGTTATTAAGATAATCAATAATACTCAAGTAGTAGATTATTGGATTTCCGGCGTTATTAATATCTACGACTAAAGGATATTTCGATTTATAACTGCTAGGTATACTAGTATAAATTTGGCGAATAATGGCATTTGTATTTAATTCGTATGCATAAGTGTTTCCAGTTAAACACGCATCGACACCAAAATTAAGTAACGCAAATGCATCCCAGAGTTTGGTAGGTATTTTCGTACCGTTTTTTTGTTTCCCTTCGATCATAAGTTGACGAAAAAAATGGAAAAATTTGCGCCCTTTATCACTTACAAAAAAAGTGACAAACATAGAATTGAACCAGCAATTTGATTGAGCTTGCATAGGAGGAACAATTTTATTGGGTTGTATGTGTTTGTTTGCTGCTAAATTTCCAAGAAGAAATCTTTTTGCTTCAGGTGAGTTGTATGGAAAGCAGTTTTTACCAAACATATAGCCAGGTATACCTATTTTCAGCGGTTCTTTTAAAACAAAAGCCTCTTTGTTATTGCAGTCGTAAACTTCTTTTCTAGGAATACTTTTTAAAGTGACCAGCTCCTGATTAATCGTAGGTGAATAGGACGAAGATTTAATAGGTTGATTTATGTGTTTAACTGTTTTATTTTGCAATTTTTGTTTTGTTTTTTTCGTCTTTTTCGTCTTTTTTCTATTTTTTTTTGTTTTATTCATATAAAATAATAATATTATTATTTTATATAAATGGGAGCAGGTATATTGCCTACAACAATACATAAAAATAAGTTGTATTTTT